TGACACGGCCCTTGAGTACGCAGTCGACTGCGGGTTCGGCTACTTGCGGGTGACGACCGAGCCGACGCACGACGACTCATTCGACCTCGACCTGCGCATCAAGCGGGTCTCGAACCCCTTCTCGATCTACGGTGACCCGGACTCGACTGCGGCCGACTCCGAGGACTGGATGGTCGCCTTCGTCACCGAGATGCTCCGCAAGGAGGCCTTCCTGGCGAAGTACCCGGGGGCCGAGACATCGTCCTGGGGGCAGGCCGGCCAGGGCGACTCGACCGGCTGGTTCGACGGCGACATGGTCCGCGTGGCCGAGTACTGGCGTCGTTATGAGGACAAGAGCACGATCCTGCAACTGTCCAACGGGGCGATCCTCGACGCCGAGATGTACATCGCGCAGCGCGAGCTGTTCGACATGGCCGGCCTGCAGGTGACCGGCACGCGCGACACGCGCACATTCCGCGTTATCCAGAGGATCATCTCTGGCGCCGAGGTGCTCTCCGAGGAGAAGTGGGCCGGAAAGTACATCCCCATCGTGCCGGTCTTTGGCGATGAGGTCAACGTCGAGGGCAAGCGGTACTTCCGCAGCCTCATCCGCGACGCCAAGGATCCGCAGCGCAACTTCAACTACTGGAGGACGACGGCGACTGAATTGTTGGCCCTCGCGCCGAAGGCGCCCTGGATCGGGCCGAAGGGGTTCACCAAGGACAACGAGGGCAAGTGGGCGAGCGCGAACACCGAGAACCACGCCTATCTGGAGTACACCGGCCAAGTGCCGCCGCAGCGCGTGCCATTCGACGGCCCGCCGGCCGGCGCGCTGCAGGAGTCGCTCAACGCGAGCGACGACATGAAGTCGATCATGGGCATCTACGACGCGAGCCTGGGTGCGCGGTCGAACGAGACGTCAGGGGTCGCGATCACCGCGCGCCAGCGTGAGGGCGACGTCTCCACCTTCCACTTCATCGACAACCTGTCGAGGGCCATCAGGCATACCGGCAAGATCCTGATCGACATGATCCCCCGGGTCTACAACGGCCCGCGCATCGTGCGCATCCTGGGTGAGGACGGCACGCCAAGCAACGTGCCGATCAACCAGCAGGTGCCGATGCCTGACGGGAAGGTCGGGGTCTTCGACCTGACTGCCGGCAAGTACGACCTCGTCGTCGAGTCCGGGCCGAGCTTCAGCACCCGCCGCCAGGAGGCGGCGCAGCAGATGATCGAGTTCATGCGCGTCCAGCCCCAGGCCGGCGCGCTGATCGGCGACCTGCTCGCGAAGAACCTCGATTGGCCTGGGGCCGAGGAGATCGCGCAGCGCCTGCGGGCGATGCTGCCGCCCCAACTGCAGGGCCAGGATCCGCAGGTGCAGCAGATGCAGCAGCAGCTCCAGCAGCTCCAGCAGCAGTCCCAGCAGGCCCAGCAGCAGTCGCAGCAGATCATCCAGGCACTGCAGATGGAGATCGCCCGGCTCAAGGGCGACATGACGGTCAAGCAGCAGGAGGCCAACACCAAGGCCTTCGCCGCCGAGACCGACCGCTTCGAGGCGACCGCGGCCGCGATGACGCCGCAGCAGATCCAACTGCTGGTGATGCAGACCGTGCAGCAACTGCTCGGCTCGCCAGACATTCTCCCGGGAGCGGCACCGCAGGCGGCGCCACCTCAACCACCGCTGCAATCGCCGGCCATGCCGGTTGCCGCTCCCCCCTCAATGCAGCAGATGTCCGGGCCTTCGCCCGGTCAGGGGCCGGGCCAACTTTTCTCGGGTGGGCCGCAGGCGTTTCGATAACGCGCGATTGAGGTAGCACAATGGGAACCGAAGACGGGGCGATGACACCTGATGCCGATGAGGTGCAGGTAGTCGTCCAGAGCATGACCCAGACCGAGGGCGACGCCCAGGCTGGAGTGCAGGGCGGGGACGCGGACGACGCCGGAAGCACCGGGCAGTCCGACGACGACAGCGAGCAGCAGACCACGGAGATCGAGGTCGATGGCAAGAAGTTCGTCGTTCCATCGGAGCTGAAGCGGGCCTTTCTCCAGAACGGCGATTACACCCGCAAGACGCAGGAACACGCGGAACAAGTCCGCGCCACCGAGGCGAGGTTCGCCGAGGCCCGTCAGCAACTGCAACTGCAGGCGCAGGCGCAGCAGGAAAGCCTGCAGCTATACGCCCAGGTCGCAGCGATCGATGACAGGCTCGCCGAGTACTCCCGGGTCGACTGGCAGGCACTGAGCCAGCGAGACCCACAGGCGGCGCAGGCTGCATGGTTCGACTACCAGCAGATGCGTGACCGGCGCTCGGGCGTCGTCGGGGAGATCCAGAGTCGCGAGACTCAGCGGCAGCAGATGACCCAGCAGCAGATCCGTGCTGCATTGGAGTCTGGTGCGCAGCAAGTCGCGCGGGAGATCAAGGGCTGGTCGCCCGAATTGCGGGACGCGCTCAAGCGCACGGGTCGGGACACCTACGGGTTCAACGACGTCGAGCTGGCGCAGATCTACGACCCTCGGGTCGTTCGTCTCCTGCATGACGCGCACCAGTATCGCGAAGCAATGAAGCGCGCCGCCTCCGCATCGAAGGCTGGCACGAACGTCAAGACGCAAGGCGCCGCGATGCCGACCCTGTCGGCCGGCGGGGCTAACACCACAGGTGCGCGCCTGGACGATCGGGTCAATGCCGACGAGTGGATGCGTCGCAGGAACGATCAACTCCGTCGCCGGAAATAGTACCCAGGAGGTCATACCGTGGCGAATACCATCCTCACCCCCACCGCGGTCACGCGCGAAGCCTTGCGCGTGCTGCACCAGAAGCTCACCTTCGTCGGTGCGATCAATCGTCAGTACGACGACTCGTTCGCCAAGAAGGGCGCCAAGATCGGCGACACCCTCAAGGTCCGCCTGCCCAACCAGTACACCGTCCGCACGGGCGCGAACCTGAGCACGCAGGACACGACCGAGTCGAGTGTTTCCCTGCAGGTGGCAACCCAGAAGGGCGTCGACCTGACGTTCTCCTCGGCCGAGCTGACACTCAGCCTGGACGACTTCAGCAAGCGCATCCTTGAGCCCGCGATGGCGGTGCTCGCCGCCAACGTCGAGGCCGACGCGATGTCAATGGCACTGGACGTCGCCGGCAACGTCAACAACATCGGCTCGGTGATCACCCTCAACAAGGTGCTCGGCGCTCGCAAGGTGTTGAACGACAACCTCGCCGCGATGGACAACGATCGCACCCTGCTGCTCAACACGCAGGACAACCTCGACTTGGTCGACTCGCTCAAGGGCCTGTTCCAAGACTCGACCCAGATTTCGAAGCAGTACCGTGAGGGCGCGATGGGCCGCACGGGCGGGTTCGACTTCTACGAGTCGACGATCGTCCCGACGCAGACCACCGGCACGGCGGCGAGCGCGACCACCTACACGGTCAACGGCGCGAGCCAGACCGGCTCGCAGGTGACCGTGGCGACCGGCGCGACGACCTTCAAGAAGGGCGACATCGTCACCTTCGCGGGCTGCAATCGCTGCCACCCGGAAACGAAGGCCGACACGGGCGCGCTGATGCCCTTCGTCGTCACGGCAGACTATGCCGGCGGCGCGGGCAACCTGCAGATCAGCCCGGCGATCGTCACCACGCTGGGTGGTCAGAACGTCACGGCCTCGCCGACCAACGGCGGCGCGGTGACCAAGGTGGGCGGCGCGAGCGCGATCTACAAGCCGAGCTTGGCGTTCCACAAGGACGCCTTCGCCTTCGCGACTGCCGACCTCGTCATGCCCCAGGGCGTGGACTTCGCCGCGCGTGAGGTCTACGACGGGATCTCGATGCGGATCGTGCGCCAGTACGCGATCTCGACCGACACCTTCCCGTGCCGGTTGGACATCCTGTACGGGTACAAGACCCTGCGCCAGCAGCTCGCCTGCCGGATCCTGTCGAACTGAGGAGGGCGGACCATGACTGTCGGCGTCATCGTTGGCAACGTCATGGCGTTGGGGGTGGCCTCGGTCGCCCTCTCGCCCGCCGCGGCCAGTGCGAACACCACTGGCGAGCAGACGTTCACTGTCCCCGGCCTGCGCGTCGGGGACATCATCGTCGGGGTCTCGAAGCCGACCGCTCAGGCCGGCCTCGGGATCGTCGGCGCACGGGTGACCGCGGCGAACACCGTCGGAATCACCTTCAGCAACAACACCGCGGGCGGCATCACGCCCACTGCGGGGGAGACGTACTCGATCACTTGGCTGCGTCCTGACGCAGTCATCGCGGGCGCGAACCCCTAACCACCAACCTGCGGGGCCACTCGGCCCCGCACTCACAAGGAGGCCCGCATGGCCGAGTTCATCGAGTACCCGAAGGCCCTCTACGCAACCGAAGACCAGGGCGGTCCCTACCTCGTCGCCAACAACAAGGACGAGGAAGACCAGCTCCGCAAGCAAGGCTTCAAGATGCTGGCCGAGTGGTGGGCGCAGCCGGCCGTCGAGAAGAAGCCGAAGAAGGCCGCTGACGTCGAGTGATAGGAGTGCGGCATGGCGCTCGCGAACTACACCGACTTGCTGGCGGCAGTCGCGACATGGCTGCGCCGGACTGACCAGACTTCGTCGATCCCGGACTTCGTCGTCCTGGCCGAGGAGCGGATCGCGCGCGACTTGGCCGAGATCGCGCCCCTCTGGACGCGATCGGCCTCGACCACCGTCACGACTTCCGCGAACAGCTTCGCCCTGCCGGCCGATGCGAACGGACTGCGCTCGGTCAGGCTGACCACCGACTACTACGAGGATCTCCCGATCAGGCCGATCGAGGAGATCCTGGCCTATAGCGGCAACACCATCACCGGCAGGCCCCAGAAGGTGGCGATCGCCGGGTCGTCGAGTGGCGCGCTGCAGGCCTACATCTACCCCTGGGCGAACAAGACCTACACCTTCGAGATCCTGTACCCCGCCGCGCTGGCGCTCGCATCGACGACGACCAACGTCGTGATGACCAAGTCCCCGAGCATCTATCTGTTCGGCACCCTGGTCGAGGCCGCGATCTCGACCTGGGACGACGAGCGACTCGCGATCTGGGAGCCCCGATACCAGCAGGCGATCGACGCCTTCAAGACCCGCAAGTGGGGTGGCGACATGAGCTACCAGACCGACTTCCCGTTCGGCGACGGCGGCGGGTACGACATAACCTCAGGATGACGCGGCCATGACGATCGAAGCAGTCACCTATATCAGCGACCTCAACGCCACCTACCCGGCGGCGGCAGACGCGCGCTCGGAAGGCGACGACCACATTCGCAACATCAAGGCCGGGCTCAAGAACACGTTCCCCTCGATCACTGGCGCGGTCACCAAGAGCCATACCCAGCTCAACGCGCTCAACGGTCCCTGCACCGTCACCGAGTACTCCAGCGGCGCGGGCAACTCCTACACGATCC